GTCAGAAAAGGCACATCACTTGACCGGGGTTACTCGTTAGACACTGGCGACTCCGTTTCGGATTGGACGTGTCAATTACAAGTAAGGCGAGTAAGTGATGACACAGCTATTGTAGATAGAGCAATAACTGCGACTAACGTAGAAGTAACTGAATTTCAAGCAATCGTAACGGGCGCAGAGCTTGATACAGACGATGGTCGATACATTGTTGCCGCACAACTATCAAACGCTGCTACGGGCGAAGTGTTGGAGTCCATAGAGGGCATTTACATTACGCGGGATTGGGTTTACTGATGGCAGCGCCAAAGGGTAACAGCTTCTGGAAGCAAAGAACTAAACATGGACGAGATAAGATATTCGCGAACGCCGACTTAATGTGGGAAGCCGCTTGCGAGTATTTTGAGTGGGTAGAAAATAACCCACTTAGCGAGGCTATCGTATATCAGGGAGAGCTATCAGAAAAAGAAAAGCCACTAATGCGAGCTATGACCATTGGAGGTATGTGTATTCAGTGGGGTACAGACTCGGAGTACCTTTCTCATTTTGAGAAAAATTTAGATCTCGACAAGCCAGAAAGTAAAGATTTTTTGCGGGTCATAAAGAACATACGCGAGGTCATCAAGACTCAGAAGTTCGAGGGCGCTAGTGCTGGATTGCTTAATCCTAATATTATTGCTCGTGATCTTGGTCTTGCTGATAAGGTAGCTAATGACCATACAAGCAGCGATGGCAGCATGACCCCATCAATAGATGCGTCTAAGTTATCAGATTCGGCTATTGAGGAATTAATGAAAATTTTTAATGAATCTAAGCAATAGTGACTGGATATCAATAGAACGAGAAGCGTGTAAGCGGTCGCTCGCTACCTTTGTTAGGCAGTCATGGCATGTGCTTGAGCCTTCACAGCCTTATATACATGGGTGGCATGTAGACGCTATCTGTGAACACCTCGAAGCTATTACGTTTGGCGATATAACGCGACTACTTATTAATATCCCCCCCGGCACAATGAAAAGCACGCTTGTGTCGGTATTTTGGCCTGCATGGGAGTGGGGGTGTCAGGATCGACCAAGCTATAGGATTATTGGCGCATCACACGAGCAAGGTCTGGCAGTACGTGATACTCGTAAAATGCGCAATCTTATATTGTCAGATTGGTATCAAGAAAGATGGCCGCTAGCTTTAACATCCGACCAAAACCAAAAAACCTATTATGAAAATGAAAGTACTGGCTTTCGTCAAGCGTGTGCAGTTGCATCTATGACGGGCAAGCGTGGCGATAGGGTGCTATGGGATGACCCTCACAGCGTTGAGGCTGCGTTATCTATTGCACATAGGGAGACTGCCTTGCGTGTATTTACTGAGACTTTACCTACCCGCTTAAATAATCCAGATAGTTCGGCTATTGTTATAGTTATGCAAAGGCTTCACGAGCTGGACGTGTCAGGGTATATACTTGAAAATGATCTAGGTTACGAGCATCTTTGCCTGCCGATGGAATATGAGCCAGAAAAACATTGCGCTACTTCAATAGGGTTTAGTGATCCGCGTAAAGAAGAGGGAGAGCTGTTATTCCCAGAAAGATTTAGCAGAGAAACGGTTGACCGGGATAAAAAAGTGATGGGTTCGTTTGCGATAGCGGGTCAGTTTCAGCAAAGACCAGCACCAAGAGGAGGCGGATTTTTTGATTGGCAAAAGTTAGAGGTTGTTGGTGATGCCCCTGCGCGCATTTCTAAGGTTGTTAGATATTGGGATAAAGCGGGTACTGAGGGCGGCGGCGCAAGAACTGCTGGCGTTAAAATAGGGCGATGTAGAGATGGCTATTTCTGGGTGCTGGATGTCGTAAAAGGTCAATGGGGAGCTGTTGAGCGTGAAAAGGTTATCAAGCAAACAGCGGCCATTGATGGTAAAAGCGTAGAAATATGGATAGAGCAAGAGCCAGGGTCTGGAGGTAAAGAGTCGGCAGAGTCAACAATTCGCAATTTGGCGGGGTACAGTATAAAATCAGAACGGGCAACAGGTGAAAAATCGTTACGCGCAGAGCCTTACGCAATACAAGTTGAAGCGGGTAATGTAAAAGTTGTTCAGGGGTTATGGAATAAAGATTTTATAGACGAACACAAAACGTTCCCGGTCGGCAAGTTTAAAGATCAGATAGATGCAGCAGGCGGCGGGTTCAGTAAAATATCGCATGGTGTTGTAGACTACAGCAAACTAATCTAAGGAATCGTTATGGCATTTACTACAGTTACAATGAAAAACCCTCACACTGGAGCAATCAAGACAGCGCCCGTAGGCTTCTCGTGGACAGTATTCTTTTTTAGCTTTATGCCTGCCATGTTTCGAGGCGACTTTAAGAACATGTTTATTATGATGCTGTTTCAAATATTGACGCTAGGGCTAAGCGCATTGTATTTTATGTTTAGATACAACCGCATGTATATCAAAGGTCTTGTGGCCGATGGGTTTAAGCTTATGCCACTGAACAGATTCGAGCATGACAAAATTAACCGAAGCGTAGGCGTAAGCGTACCGATGATGGAAGTTGGGCAATGAGCACATTTAAAAAGTTTAAAGATGGAATAACTAGCTTAACAAACAAGCTTGCGAATAATCGAAACTCACATAATACGAATAGGGTTACTTCTGGCCGTGTTGATTGGGATGAGCTTAGAGCGATATATCGGTCGGGCGTGGGATCGAAAATAATTAGGCTAAAGTCTGGAGCTGCACTGTCAGACACGATCAAATTTGAATCGGTTAAGGATGAAGAGTTTTATGATGCTAGACTGGATAGCCTAGTTAAGATGTCGTGTAAGTTCATGTTAGCTTTTGGCCGATCTTTGCTTATTATCCATGAGCGTGGCGGTGATCTGTCAAGACCATTACCGAAAGATTTCGATGTTGCCAATGTGCAGATTCACATTTTTAGCGGTGACATGGTTTACGTTCAGTCAGTTAATTTCGATTTAACCAGCATCAACTATTTCAAGCCTAATGGGTATAGTGTGCGAGGGTCAACCATTCACCCGTCAAGGGTTGTTGATTTTACTTACGTTAAACCTGTAGAGCATGATGCTCCTGAATATTTTTATGGAGGCATTAGTGAGTTTGAATTAATCCGTAACGAGCTAGTTGGCGATCAGATTGTCCAACGAGCAGTTCCAGCCATACTTGAAAAGTCGTCCACCATTTTTTACAAAGTTAAAGACTTTAAAAATATGTTGGCAGACAAGAAAGAGAATGATGTCGTTGCTTACTTTCAAAGCGTGGAAAATTTGCGCTCAATTTATGGTGCGGGAATACTTGACCAAGAGGACGCGATAGAGTCGGTAACACAGGCGCTGGCAAACTTGGCTGAGTCTGATATGATCACTCTAAGACGATTGGCTATGGTCACCGGTATACCATTGTCTTGGTTGGTCGGTGAAGCGGCTAGAGGTATGAATAGCACTGGCGATGGTGAGAAGCAGGTGTTTATGCAGACTATTGATTCCTTGCAATCTGAGTACTTGCTTGAGCCAATTAATCGCTTAATGATGCTGTTTGGAAAAGGTCGTATATCGTTCAAGAAAAACCAAGGTCGGTCGGCAAACGAGAAAATGGATTTTGACACTAAAGCGGTAGCTAACGCAAAAATACTTTGGGAAATGGGCGAAGACTATGCTAAATATTTATCTGACAATGATGTTATCGTAAAAGATGATATGGCTAACTTATGGATACCGTCAAACAGAGAAATTTTATCTGATGATGAAAATTTAACGGTGGACTCATCGTCATCTTTAAATGGAGCGCAAGTGACGGCAATTCTTGAAATAATATCCCGTATATCAAAAGGGGAGATAGAAAAAGAAACAGCTGTAAAAGTTATAACCGCATCTTTTCCCTTAAGCTATAGTGAAGCAGAGGCTATGGTTGCTGAGGTTCGAAAGGCTGGAATAACGAATGAAGCGTGAGGTATCGTCCCCCAATGGGGCAAACATTAAAAGCCCGCCCGCGCCAAAGGCAGAAATGCGTGAGTTTGGCGGCGCTATTAAGTACATGATCGACGAAATGGCTACGCGATGGCGCAATCAGGTATTTGGCTATCTCAATAAATCGACAATAGAAAAGTTTGAAACTACCGATTCATTTGCCGATGCGCAGATTGGCAATTTTGCTAATATATTTTTGGCTCAATCTGAACGTGTACGTAAAAAGCTTCTAAAGCAATTTGATGATAAGCGCATAAAGGCGGTGTCTGATAAATACACCGGAAAGATAGACGCACGAAACAAAAAACAATTCTACTCACGCATTGAAAAAAGTATCGGTATTAGTCGTGAAGAGCTTGAGGCTACAGAGGGTTTGACAGCAACAATAAACGCATACAATCTTGAAACCTCGCAATGGGTTAAGAAAATGCGAGACGAGACGCTACAGCAGTGGACGGCATCGACGCTGCGACAAATGGCTGAGGGTAAAGGATTGCCAGAAATATTAAGCCAGTTTGATGACTTGGTGGAAAAACGCAAAGGCCATGCTGAAATGGTTGCAAGAACACAGATAGCCACATTTAATAGCCTGACAACTAAAGCAAGGGCTAGCAACCTTGGCATTCAGAAAGCGCGGTGGATTACATCTGGTGATGAGCGTGTGCGTCGATGTCATAATGTGCGAAACCTTAAAGAGTTTGATTTAAGCGAGGGGCTTTATGCTTCTTGTGATGGGAAAACATTATTGCCGGGTGTTGATTATGATTGCCGTTGCGGTTATGAGTTGATCATACCGCCTATGGCCGATAGTTGACACATGACAATTAACGTCATATCATGACAAAAAATTATCACAATGAGACGATGAATGTCACATTTTTTCGATAAAAGAGTGAGCGAGTTGACTGAAAGCGGAAACGCTGATGCTTATAGTGTCGCTTGCTCTGAATTTAAAGATAAGGCAGTCCACTTACAGTTTTCCGATTTTGCTACATATTCAGCAGATGAGAAGACAGCTATTAGCGTTCGCGATGGGGTGCTTGAGTATTTGGGCGCTGAGATTAACCTAGAGCCTAAAGATAAAGTGTTCACCGTTTATCGCTCTCCTGCGACTATCGGTAACGCATCATTTGCTATGAGCGACATTCCTCTTACTGATGAGCATGTGTCGCTTGATATGCCGCCTTCTGACACTGGCAGCAAAGTGTTAGGGTCTGAGCTTATTGACCAGCTAGACGAAAGCACAAGCTCACGCATAGCTATCAAGAACAAGTTATTCGTATCTGACGCAATGCAGTCAGTGTTACATGGCAAGCGCCAGTTATCACTTGGCTATCATGCTGACCTAGTCCCTCATTCAAGATGGGATTTTGAACAAATTAATATCGTGCCCCATCATTTAGCCGCTGTTGAAAATGGTCGTTGCGGTCATCTTTGCAGTTTCATTGATAAAAAACCAACGTCCGAGGAGGACATTATGCCAAAACTACACGAGGCATTCTTGGATGCCGAAGGTGCTGTTGATCTTGAGCAGATCATGGAGATTGCCTCCAAGCTGCCCGAGGCTATCAAGAAAGTGCCTGTTGATCAATTAAAAAAATTAGTTCCAGCGCTTCAAAGTGTCGTTGCCTATGCTACCGAACAAGGTGTTATTCCTGAGGAAGAAATGGAAGACGAAGAGGCTGTTGAAGTTGTTGACGAAGACAAGGAAGAAATGACAGACGAAGAACCAAAAGAAGGCGAAGAAAAGAAATTTTCTGACGCAGACTTTAAGTCAGCTTTGGTTAAGCATTCAAGAGCATTCGCAGACCAAGAAGTTAAGCGATTTTCTGAGGTTGTCAGCAAGGCTCGAGATTTTCTTGATTCTGATTTTGATTTCACGGGAAAAACTTCAAACGAGTTAATGCGTGAGGCTTTAGCTACGCAATCAACTGAAAAGTTTGAAGATTCAGAGTTGCCTATTGCGTTTAAGTTATTACGCAAAAGCACTAACTATACACATTTTGGGGATTCGGCTGTTTCTAGCCTTGATGCCCGTATTCAATCCGATTTGGAGGGTTAATATCATGGCTTTTGATAACACAGTTTTACAAGCGCACGCGGATTTACCAGCAGGAGAATTTATTGCCGCAAGTCCGTATAACGTAAGCGCATTTGAAGTATTTGAGAATGGCTTGGTCGCTGGTCGCTTTGCTAAATTCGACACGGCATCTATTGACAATTTAGATGGTTCAGCAACGCCAGTTATTGCAGGTATTGTTAAGCGCAAGATCACAGGCGAGATTTCCGCCACTGACCAAGTGTATAGCACCACTGGCGATGCGCAGGACTCAGTAGCAGAGGTTATTAACTTTGGCTTTGCTACGGTTACAGTTACTGACGCAGCAACACCAGCTAAATATGACACGGTACAAGTCATTAATGACGGTACCGCTGATGCTGGTAAAGCAACGGATGCGGCTGTAGCGGCTGGCATCATATCGGCTGGCGATGTTACTTTCTGGGAACAGAAAGCGGCAAACGTTTGGCTAGTTCGCATTAACAAGTACCTATAAGGGGTTTAAAATGAAAAAGACAGTTGATCAGGTTAAGCGCCTTTATGACACTCAGTCATTTGTGGACGCAGCAAGCTATGCAAAAAAACAATTCAAGGATGCTGGCGGTATTGTCCTTGCGCGAAATTTAGAACACGTTAGTTCTGAGATTTTTACTCAAGAATTTGCGGGTTTAACATTCTTGCAGAATGGCGTTACCGTAAATAACGAAGGTGGTTATGCTACATCGGTGCGAAAAATCAAGCTAGGTGTTGAAGGCGGTTTCCGCGAATCTGGCACTAATAGTAACACTTCTGGAAAGATCACCCTTTCTGGCGAAGATGATTCAATCCCTGTGTTTACACTTGAGGGTGAGTCTGACTGGTCTGAGGTTGAGCTAAAGCAAGCCGAGCTAGAAAACATTAACTTGCCTAGTCGCTTTTTTGAGGCTCATGCTGAGTTGTACAATCGCAAGATTGACGAGCTTGGTTATACGGGTCAGGTACGCACTGATGGCACTCAGAAGACTTTAGGCTTGCTTAATTATGGCTGGACTACTGATGCGGCAGTAACGACAGCTGCACTGTCTACAGGTGACGCACTTTATAACGAGATTGCTACGCTTATCACATCGCAATGGGCTGGTGTTTTTAATGTTGACACATACATGGCTGATCGCGTAGTTATGCCAAGCGGTGTTTACAATATCGCTAGCACTAAGATCATGAACTCTGCTGGTTCTGAAATGTCGGTATTAAGCGCATTAAAAGCTAACTTCCCAACTGTTACTTTTGGCTTGACCAACAAAGCGACTGATGTCGGTGGAGACTCTGTTACTGTAGCATTCTCAAGCAATCGTCGAGCTATGCAGTTCCGTCTGCCAGTGCCGCTTAATGTTTCAAGTGTTGATCAGCGTGGATTTAAATACTACGTTGAGAGTTACTTCGGTGTTGCTGGTTTGGATGTTATCGAGTCTGGCGCAGCACAAAAACTAACGGGTCTATAGAGGTTCTTATGTCAAAGAAGCGTAAAAATACAGTTGTGAATGATGCCGTTGAAGTCGTTGAGACTGATACAGTTGTGAATGATGCCGTTGAAGTCGTTGAGACTGATACAGTTGTGAATGATGCCGTTGAAGTCGTTGAGACTGATACAG